CGCGCCCACCACGTAACCAACAGCCGCACCGCGGCGCGGATGGAGCGCTTACGCGTTCTGGTCATGGCCTTGCAGATCAAACCGCTCACCCGCGACGAGATGGCCGGCGTGCTGCAGATGGGTCCCTCGGGAGTCCGCAAGTACCTGGTCGACCTCGCAGGCAAATACGAATGGGTGGCCGGCGAAGAGCAGGACGTTTGCCGCCTGACGATCGGCGAGGATGAAACGGCTGCGCTACTCGCCAACCTGGCGGCAGCCGCCCCGTCGAAGTCCGCAAGGCGTACGAAGACCGCTCTGAGCATCGCCGCCCAAGATCCGGCGCGCCACTTCCACATCCTGCAAGACGACGAACACTACTCGATCCGACCGGTGCGCGGCATCCCGGCACCGGCTCCTGAGATGGCCTATTTCTACGGCATGCTGCGTTCGGAGGTGCGGGTATGAGCGATCAGAAGCCAGGCCAGCCGAAGCTGGTGAACATGGTTGATTCCAAGGGCGCTGCGGCAGATGCCGCTCGAGCAAAGCTCGCTCGCGATGTCGCTGAAGCTCTACGCATAAAGGCCGAAAACAGGCCAATGCATTTAGAACTGATGGCGTCGACTGCTAGGGACTGGTTCGACAAGTTCCAGGCGCTGCAACGGGTCGGCTTTACTGCGGCTCTGGCTCTGGAACTTTGCTGGAGGCCACTCTCATGACCTACGTGCGCCAATCACCCCATGAATGCATCGCTTGCAAGCAGGTAGCCGGCCATGCGCCCGACTGCTGGGTAGCCAAAGTCACTATTCGGAGGGGCGCATGACCAGCGATTCGAACATCCATATCCCGGCGTTGGGCGAGGAAATCGCGCAAGTTGAAGAGCGCGTCGAGCCGATCGGCAAGATCACGCCTACGCTTCCGCAGTACCGTCCGAGCGTGTTCGCCAGCCAGGGCATTAGCAAGAAGAACATCCCGAACCGCCACGGCTTACGCCCGGCGTCGGATTCGGCGCCGGCATGGTCGCGCCGCGAGAGCCTGTCGATCAGGACCATCAGCGGGGTGGGGCATGAATAAGCCGCAACCAATGCCGATCGTGGCTCGCGCTCTGCTTCCAATGAAAGACGCCGGCGCAGCGGTCGCCCGCGGACTAGAGGCGTGGAACGTTACGCAACTGGAGGATGCAATCCGCTCGGCAGAGTTTTTCATTGGCAAGGCTAAAGGGATCATGGATCAGAGTGGCGATCCTGTGCAGAAGTTCAGTGCGCGGGAAGGCGGTGTTTCATGAAAGAGCGCCCAATCCTGTTCAGCGGCCCGATGGTGCGCGCCATCCTGGGCGGCAGCAAGACGCAGACGCGCCGGGTCATGAAGCCGCAACCTGAGCCTACGCCATCCGACTACCCCGGCCCGGCCGGGCATTGGTGGCCATGCGACAGCGTCCAGTCGATGGTGCATGTAGAGCAGGAACTGCAGAACAAGCATGGTGGCTGGGGTGGATTCTGCGCCGACTGCTGTCCGCATGGCCGTATCGGCGACCGCCTGTGGGTGCGCGAGACCTGGGGCGTCGTTAGCAACGACTGGGACGACGACGGCAACCTAGTCGACTGGATACCCGACCGGCCAGCGACGGCGATCAACGAGATGCGCTTCGGCCAAGGCTATTACTCGGGCCATGCGATCTACGCGGCCGACGGTTCGTACGAGTGGGCTGGTGACGACGATGGTGGAGGGGAGCCGCGTTCTGCCTGGCATCCATCCATCCACATGCCGCGTGCGGCCAGCCGCATCCTGCTGGAGATCACTGGCGTGCGCGTCGAGCGACTGCAGGACATCGGCGCCGAGGAGATTGAGGCTGAGGGCGTAGTGACGTCAGACGCAGCAATCATGGAACACGGCTGTCGCGCCCGGGTGTTGGACTACCAGCGACTGTGGGAGAGCATCAACGGCGCCGGCAGCTGGGATTGCAACCCTTGGGTGTGGGTGGTCGAGTTCAAGCGGGTGGCGCCATGAGGCTGACGAAAGCACAGCGCGCGGAGTTGCGCGAGAAGTTCGGTGGACTGTGCGCATACTGCGGCGAGCAGCTGGGCGATCGGTGGCACGCGGACCACTTCGAGCCTGTTGAGCGAAAGCTGCAGCATGTACGCGGAAAAGGCTTCGTGGCGACTGGTGAGTTGTACCGTCCAGAAAACGACTGCATCGAGAACATGATGCCCTCATGCGCTCCATGCAACATCGACAAGCATGCGATGTCGCTCGAAGGGTGGCGCGCCAAGCTATCGCGCTCCCTTGATGTGCTGAGTAACAACCAGCCGACCTATAGGCATGCGCGGCGCTTTGGGCTGCTGCTCGAAACGCCGAAGCCGATCGTGTTCTATTTCGAACGCCTCGCGATAGCGAAAGCGCGAGAAGGGCTCGACCATGCTGCGTAATTCGACCCTCAAGCCGAGCAAGCCTCTCCAGCGCAAGACGCCCATGTCTCGCGGCAGCGGGGTCAAGAACCCCGCTGCCGGCGCCGGCCTGCTTCGCGTAGCTGCAGTTCAGGCGAAAGCGGCGTTCCCGCGAAACCGGGAACCAAGACCAGCGAAGCTGCCGAAGCCGATGAGGTCGCGAGGGATGAAAGGCCGCCCGCCGACCGCGGAGGAGGCGCGCTTCATGGACCATATGGGGAAGCTGCCGTGCGTCGCCTGCTTGAAAGACGGCTGGACGAACCACGAGATCAGCCTTCACCACATCGACGGACGGACGAAGCCGGGCGCGCACTTCCTGGTGCTTCCGCTTTGCGCGGCGCACCACCAGCAGGACGACAGCGACCTACGCCAGCGTATCAGTGTGCACGGCCGCAAGGCGACGTTCCAAGCACGGTACGGCACGGAGCTTGAACTGCTGGTCGAGTGCGTGGCGACGCTCGAAATTGAAATCCGTGATTGTCACGAAAAAGAAATGGAGGCGGCATGAGCGTGGAAATTTCCCTCACTCTCGGAGATTGCAGAGCGACGCTCCGGAAGCAGCCATCAGCAAGCATCGACGTTTGCATAACCGATCCGCCGTACGGCGACACTAGCCTAGCGTGGGATAGCCAAGTGGAAGGCTGGCTGAGGGAGGTCGCACGCGTACTGAAACCAGCGGCATCAATCTGGGTCTTCGGTAGTTTTCGCTTCCTTGTGCCGCTGTTCGAGCAGATGGAAGAACTCGGCTTCAAGTACAGCCAGGACATCGTATGGGAAAAGCAGAACGGTACGGGCTTCCATAACGATCGCTTCCGCCGCGTGCATGAGCATGCTGTGATGTTTTACCGCGGCGCCTGGGCTGACGTCTACCACGACACGCAATACACCAACGACGCCACCGCTAAGACCGTACGCAGGAAGACACGGGCGGCTCACTGGGGCGACATCGATGTCGGCCACTACGTCAGCGAAGATGGCGGCCCGCGGATGATGCGCAGCGTGATCTACCAGCCAAATGAGCATGGTCAAGCGCTGCATCCGACTCAGAAGCCGGTCGACCTGTGCCTGCCCCTTGTGCGCTACTCCTGCCCGCCGGGTGGCGTGGTGCTCGATCCGTTCATGGGTTCGGCTAGCATCGGCATGGCGGCGCGCATCGCCGGATGTGGCTACATCGGTATGGATGACGACGCCATTCACTTCGAGACCGCGAGGCGGCGCATGGCGGGGCCGCTCGAAACGGTTGCGGATTCGCAGAATCAGCTGTTCATCGGGGAGGCGGCATGAAGGCCCGCAAACCCGGTTATCAGCGTAACCGCGGCGAGCGCCAGGAGAACCGAATCGTCGAGATCCTGGCCGGCGGCGGGCTTACAAGTCGCGAGCTGGCTGATCGCCTACACCTTTCGCACCAGCGCACGCATATCCATCTGAAGCGGATGAGGAAGCGCCCAAACCGTCGGGTACGCGTCATGGCGTACGAGCTTACCGGCGGCCGGCCCCAGTGTGTCTACGAGCTGGGATCGGGACAGGACGTGAGTATCGGCGCCTACCAACAACGCCGCATCGTCGACATGCTGATCGAGATTCCGGCGCCCTGGAGCGCTTACCAGATCGCCGAGCGCCTGAGCATGGGATACGGGAGTGTCAAGGTCTACATGCGCGCGCTGAAGAAGGCCAGGAAGATCTACGTCGCCCGCTGGATCTGGTCGAACAAGACGCCAATGCCGCTGTATGCGGCCGGCAAAGGCGAAAACGTTCCGAAGCCGACAAAGCGGCCACTTCCGCCCGCGCAAGTAGTGGTCGCGTCACAGGGCATCTTCGCTGCACTTGGAATATAGGAAAAGGATGCCGCTTGAAGCGGCGCTTTTAGGAGATTGATATGGGAAGCATGCTGACACTGCAAACCATCGGCACCGCCGGTGCCACGATGTCCAGCCGCGAGATTGCTGATTTGACCGGCAGCTCGCACGACAACGTTATGAAAACGGTACGTCGCCTTATAGCCGAGGGGGTCGTTTCTGGGAACGAGACCCCGTATCAGCATCCGCAGAATGGGCAGGCCTATAACGAGTTCCTGCTGACGTTCCGCGACACGATGGTGGTCGTCTCCGGCTACAACGCCGAGCTGCGCGCGCGAATTATCGACCGTTGGCAGGAGCTGGAGGGACGCACTCCGGCGCCGGCCGTGTTGTCCCGAATGCAGATACTCGAGATGGCGATGCAATCCGAGCGTGAGCGTGTTGCGCTTGCCGAGCAGGTAGAAGCGGCAAAGCCGGCGGTGGAGTTCGTCGGCCGCTACGTCGAGTCTACCGGCCTCATGACGTTCCGCCAGGTTGCGAAGCTCCTGAAGGTCAAAGAGCCGGAGTTTCGCCAGTTCCTGCACTCGCAGAAGATCATGTACCCGCTGAACGGCGAGTGGACGGCGCACGCCAGCCACATCGAGGCAGGCCGGTTTGAGATGCGAGCCGGCACCGCGCAGAGCAATGGCCATGCCTTCAATACAGCCAAGTTCACAGCCAAGGGCGTGGAGTGGGTCGCCGGCGAGCTGGCAAGGTGGCAGCTGAAGCAACGCGGGGAGGCCGGCCATGTGTGACCTCTCGACACTCAATGCATTGCGCGAGCAAGCGCAGTCGGCGCCCGAAGTGACGGTCAAGTCCGAGATCCTGCTAAAACTGCTAGATCCTGTGATGGTCGTCACAATTGATGCGCCACAGAAGCGCGCTAAACGCCAGAAAGCGCCTGTCGATCCGGCTGACAAGATCTGCGCCGAATGGCTGCTTAAGGTTCGGGACCGCACGGCGCCGAAGATGAAGCGGCCAAACACCGACGCATGGTGCAACGACATACGGATCATGCGGGAACAGGACGGGCGCGAGCGAAAGGAAATCTGCGAACTGTTCCTGTGGGCTCACAAGGATCCGTTCTGGTGCACCAACATCCTGTGCCCGAAAACCCTGCGTGAGCAATGGGACCGACTCACCTTGTTACGCGACCAAGCGCCCAAGGCCGCGAGGCGTGAGAGTGTCGAGGATCGGAATGCACGGTTGCAGGCGGAGTTCTTGGGCGATCGGCCGGCTCAGGCATCGACCTACCTGCTGGAGGCATGATGGAAGACAGTCAAAAGGCCGCTTTCCTAGAGCGCCTCACTGAAATCATGCTCGCCTACGGGAAGCCACTGCACGACAGGGCAGTGCTTGACGCCTGGTGGCGGCAGCTGCAGGAGTTCCCGCTCCGAATCGTCGCTTTGGCGTTTAGCACCTACCGAGAGGAAAACGACACCTTCGCCCCGGTCCCGAACAGCATCTACAAGCGCTGCCTACTGATGGACGGCCGGCCTGGCGCAGAAGAGGCTTGGGCCATCGCGCTGCGCAGCACTGACGAGGTAGATACGGTCGTGTGGACCCAGGAGATTGCCGCTGCCTTCTCGATCTGCAAGCCAGTATTGGACTCAAGCGGGGCTATCAGCGCCCGCAAGCCGTTCCTTGAGGCCTATACGCGTCTCGTAACGGAGGCGCGAGCGATCCGACGCCCGGCAGAGTGGATTGCTTCCCTCGGATGGGATCCGGCGCAGCAGGCTCGGGCGATTAAGGCGGCTGCCGCGGCCGGCCAACTAACGGGGTCTGCTGCAACAGTGCTTCTTGAAGGCCCTGCGGGCGACCCGACGCCCGACGACTCCGCGCAAGCCCAGCTCTCCAAAATCAAGCAAATGCTCAAGGCTATGGAAGGCGAGCGCGAACTGCGCGCCTTGGCGGACCTCGAGCGCCAGGACCAAGCCGATCGGCTCTACAGGATCCGGACTCAGCAGATGGTCAATCAATACCAGCCGAGGGCCGCATGACGATGATCGGCAACGAGATATGCGCCCTATGCCGCCACTTCAAGATGAAGGAATACCCACAGCACGCGAAGGTAGGGCTCGGCCGGTGCATGGGTTACGACGGCACGATGTCGCAGCTTAATCAGCCTTTTGTCCCTTGGATGACGCGGGCCTGTAAGCGATACGCGCGGCCGACGAACAAGGCGGAGCGTGAGGCGTGGGTTGAGAAACAGCAGGCGAAACAACCAAAGGAGCAAAAGGGATGACTGGAATGGATGCAAACCGCCGCCTGGCTGAGCTGCTGGGCTGGACGGAAATCTTCGACGTCAGCGGCGCGCTGCTTGGCACGCCACCGGGAGGAAATCCAGCTTCGCGCGATCAGGCGAAGGTGCCGGACTGGGTCAACGACTGGAATGCCTGCGGGCCGCTGATGATCGAGTTCATCAGCCGCGCAAGGTTCTGGCGCCACCGTGCGGTGGTCGGAACGCCGAAGCTCGGTTGCGACCTCGCGCGCGACCCGCAGGCCGGCGAAAGTCCGGCCGCCAACGTCCGGCGCTTGATTGTCGATGCTGCGATTGCGGAGCTGGAGGCATGCCGATGATCATAGTGGAGCTACCTTTTCCGAACTCGAAGCTGAACCCTAACCGCTCCAAGGGCGTCCACTGGGCTGCGACATCGACCCTGCGTAAGGCCGCACGGACGAATGCATATGCGCTGGCCCGTGTGGCGGCACTGGGTACGCCCTGGTTCGGTGTCGAGCGCCGCATGGCTGATACGGTGCCGCTAGTTATCACGTTCATCCAGCCCGACCGGCGCCACCGCGACCGGGATAACTTGCTGGCGGCCTGCAAACCGGCGCTTGATGGGGTGGCCGACGCCCTGGAAATAAATGACGCGCAATTCGACCCCGTCACCATCCGACGCGAGTACGGCGTCAAGCCTGGCGGCGTGCGTATCGAGATCGGCGCCACGGTCGGCCCAAGCAAGCAAGCGGCCTAAATCAGCAGCGAGCCGCGCATCGATCCGTGCGGCTAATACGCAACGCCTTTCCATTTGGAAAAGTTCGGACAGGCAAGAAAATAAATCTTGAACTGCTAAGCTCGCTCTACCTTTACTAGGAGCAAGCCATGCACTTCGAAGAACGCTACCTCAACGCATTGAACTCGTCCAACCTGCAGGATGATGAACTCCACAAGCAGGCAGAAATCCTTGCGGCGGCGGCGCTCGCGGACCTGTCTGGAGGCTCGGGTAGCATCTTCGGTTCCATGCTTTCGCGCGTGAAGTACGGCGACGGCATCAGCCACAAGACATTCGAGTCGGGAAACCACAATCTGGCGGTGCTGCTGAAGGTCTGGACGGATGCGGTGGTCGAAAAGGGAAAGCAGCGCAAGTGGATCAAGGCTCAAACGCCGTGGGACATCGAGGCTGCGTTCGGAAAATACCGGAAAATCGCGCTGCACTCGCTGGCGCACTGGTTGGGCGGAGAGTGCGAGCAGTGCAACGGCACGAAGATCAGCACGAGCTCGGGCCGCGCCTGTACGCATTGCGCCGAAACCCCGGGTCGTGAGCCGGTCAAGGGAGGAGCCTTGGAAGTTCGCTACATCAAGGACATGGTGAGCGACCTGGAGAGCCTGTGCCGGTCCCACGGCGCGCGAGCCGGCGCGAAGATGCGGCAGGCGGCGTAATGGGTTGGTCTATTGGATACGACAGCAATTGGAACCGTGACGTCGGCTACGGCGTACCGGCGACGTGCGATCATCCAGGTTGCGGCGCTGAGATCAATCGCGGGCTGGGCTACGTGTGCGGCGGCGAACCGTATGGCGGCGAATATGGCTGCGGCCTATTCATCTGCGGCGCACACCAGCGCGCAAACGATAGGTGCCTCCAGCTTTGCCAGCACTGCGCAGACCGCCGTCGCCGCAAGCTGCAGCCCTCGGCCGACAGCCCCGAATGGATCGAGTGGAAGTTGACCGACGACAGCTGGCAGCAGTGGCGCGACGAGAGCCCATCTGAGGTCGAGAAGATGCGCGCTGCCCTGGCGCAGATGCCCACGTGCGAAAATAGCGAATAGGCGCCCATACCTTAAGCGCAAGAAAGGAAGATCGTGAAGGTATCAAAATTGACGGGTGCGCAGCTGGACTACTGGGTGGCGCGTGCGGCAGGGCACGAAGGACAAATCGTAAAGTCGCATTCGCCCTGCAATGCCGATTACTTTGAATATGCAAGCGGCACGCCATATCGCCCCTCTACCCATTGGGCGCATGGAGGCCCGCTGATAGAAAAATATAGGCTGGCAGTCAACCCCTTCTACTACAAGCACAACAACGGATGGGTTGTCACCGATGCTGACGACGGCATACTCTCCGATGGCGAAACGCCGCTTGAGGCAGTCTGCCGGGAGGTGGTTCGCGCTAAGTTCGGCGACGATGTGCCAGATGACGAAGGCGCAACCTAGCAAACACAACAGTATTGCGCCGTTCAAAAAAGAGGCGTAAACTTTAGTCCTCAACACAGTTCCCTCGGCACCATGTAATGCGCGCCACCCGGCGCCACCATCACCCGAGGCAGTCGAAACACCCCGCCCGCGTTACAGCCGGCGTTCGTCTGTAAGAACTGTCTATGGGTCGAGAAGCGCGTAATCCCTGGGGCAACTCAGGCGCCGAAAACGTAGCGGGTGAAAGGCCTGCAGACCAGCCCATATAGCTCACTTGGCAGATAGCCTTGGAGCACACAAGCCCGCCCCGAAAGGTTCGCGGGCTTTTCTATTTTTGGCGTCAGCGATCCGCCTATAGGTCGCCAACTTCGCAAGGAGACGGGTATGAAAGACGGCATCGGCGGCGCTTAACCGGCCCTGAACCTGGTCATCACGTGGAAGCGCGACGAAACGCGCACGGGATCACAGTTGCCCGATGAGTGCCGGAGTTCCCGCCCGGCGACACTCAGAAGACGGCGCCACACGCATACTCGAATTTGACCTGGCATCGGCCAGAACAGGTGAGCGCCTTGACCGGGCGCGCTAATGCCGCCGGACGCTGTCACCGGCACCCCAAACACCCACGAAGGATCGCACATGCGCTACCAAGCACGCTGGAGCAATGGCTTCTGGAAGACGTTCGACCGCGAACGCTTCGCCGACGTCGAAACACACCCGACTGAGAAGATCGCAGACGAGAGAGCCGCTGAGCTGAACGCCCACCGGCCCAAGTAGCTATCTGAATTGATCGATTAGCCATCCGATGTCGTGCGCCAAGCGCGCGGTGCGGGCGGCGAGGTCGAGTAAGCGTTTGAGTTTCCGTTTGGTGGAGAAGGTCATGTCGGCCTCAATAGGGTTGTTGATCCTATTGTGTCCAGTCGACCAAGCCAGTTCCTCTGGTGGTTTTTCCAATCTCGCCTCACCGGCGTAATCCGGTGACCACACTCCCACTGATTGCTCGCACAAGACCCTCCATGGCAGGAATGCCACCGACGGGAGTAGTCAGTGGCAGTGTGGTGAATGCGCAGGCTGATGCGCACTGACAGCCGCTTAAGGGGTTGCTCCCGCGCGGCACGAGCAACAAGCCGGCGATCAGCACCGGCCACCACAACCCGTCTCCAGCTCTCCATTTCCGCGCTAGGTTGGAGAGCCTTCGCCGCCTGCCGCAGTAATGCGCTCGCGGCTTTTTTATTTGTGAGGTTCGCTATGTTCGGCCTGCTGAAATCTGTCGTGGACCTGACCACTGATGTTGCCAGGGTCGCTGTTGCACCTGTCGAGGCAGTAGCCGACCTGGCCGGCGCAGTCGTCAAGCCACTGGCCGACGTAGCCGAGGAGCTCGGCAAAGACATCAAGAGCCTGAAGGACTGAGTCATGAGCGTCGAAGCAGAACTCGTTTGGCTGAAGTTCGTGATGCAGGTGCTGCGCGAGGACTTGGCCATTAATGTGGCGAGAGCGCCGGCATGAACACGGTTGCACTCAGATACCGCGCCGAGATCCTTCGCGCCGTCTTCGGCTCCTATGCGAACGAAGGCAAGGTCCGCGACCTGCACCGACTGAACCAGCTGTGTGAGCACCTGGCGCAGTGCGAGCAGGAACAAGAGGCGCTGCGGGCGAAAGGCTACGGTCGGCCTGGCATGACCTTCATCGAGATTGTGCGTGAGGTGCCGGCCAATGCGTTTGGTCGGCTCAAGAATCTGTTTGCATCAAAGCCGCCCGCCCATCTGCGTCCGGGCCTTGGCGAAGCTGATGAGGAATGGAGACTACGATGAACGCAATGCTCGGACATCAGGTTGGGCCGCAGTTGGTCGAAGCGCTCGGATTGCCAAGGAATACAACCGGGTTCACGTTGCGCTGCTATGCCAATGAGGTCGTGAGCGTGACGTGCGAATACTGGCCGGAGGACTCTGGTCTGGCCGACGCTCTTTCTCAGTGCAATCTCGTCGCTGTTGGCGGAACTCTCCCGAGGACCGAGGCCTTTGACTTCGATGCCTGGATGCGAGAGCGCACCGAGCGCGCGCACCGCGAGTTCATGGAGCGCACGTCGCGCCTGTTGCCCTGCGACCTGAAACTCGTTCCCGCTGCCGCAATCCGTGGTTACCTCGGCGATAGCCGCTACTGATATGCCGAAGCTTCAAACTCTCAAGCCGCGGCTGCAGGCCGCTGGCGGTCGCCTCGCGGTTCTCTCGCCCGTCAGACCTGATGTGGTCGAGCGCAAGCGCGGCTACGCCGGGGTGAAGGATCGGCAGCGCATCCGTGCTCGCGACTTCGGCCTGTGCCAAGAGTGCAGGCGCCGAGGGCGCACTACTGTGGGCCATCCAGTCGACCACATTGTGCCGCTGTGGGCCGGTGGCAGTGACGAAGATAGCAATAAGGAAACACTTTGCATGGACTGCCACGATGCCAAAACGGCACGCGAAGCAGCGACACGTGCTCGTGGTGGCTGAGCCGCCGAATGCGAGCGGGAGTCTCGACGCCACGTCCTACCCAGAGGGGATAACCCCTTTATGCCTCTAGGGTAATTCGAGGCCAGACACCGCATAGTCTCTCATTCGCGGAAAAAATCCCCCTGGAGGAATTTGTTAATGGCTTTAACAGGCAAAAAGCGAGCCTTCGCCGATGCCGTTTTGGCCGGGTTCTCGAATAAGGAAGCGGCGATCCGTGCTGGCTTCAGTGAAAAAACAGCATCAGCTGCCGGGTCCCGAAATGTTAAAGACCCAGATGTTAAAGCCTACATCGATAAGCACCGCGCAGCGGCATCGAAGGGCGCCGCTGCTCCACATAAGTCGGCGGCCCCCACGGCGCCGCCAGGTGATGATTTCATTGAAATCCCTGCAACTGCAGACCCGATCGAATTTCTCACTACGATCATGAACGAGCCGGCGGCAGACCTCCGGTTTCGCATCGACGCCGCCAAAGCCATGCTGCCGTTTAAGCATCAGAAGCTGGGCGAGGGCGGGAAGAAGGATCAAAAGCAGGATGCGGCAAAGAAGGTGGGCGCCGGTAAGTTCGCAGCCGCTGCGCCGCCGAAGCTCGTCGCCGCTGGTGGGAAGAAGGTCTAAATGCCAGACTGGACAACAGCATGCCCTGACTGGGCAGCGCGCCTGCGCGCGGGTGCGACGATCATCCCACCGCCGATTTTCCCTGAGCAGGCTGAGCAGGCGCTCGCAATTTTCAAAGAGCTCAAAATCGTTGACGCGCCGGGAAGCCCGACTTTCGGCGAGTCTTGCGCCGAGTGGGTTTTTGACTTGGTGCGCTGCATCTTCGGCGCGTACGACGCTGAGAGCGGTCGCCGCCTAATCGTTGAATTCTTTGTCCTGCTTCCGAAGAAGAACTCCAAGTCGACTGTCGCGGCAGGGATCATGCTGACGGCGCTGATTCTGAACTGGCGCCAGTCGGCTGAATTCTCTGTGCTTGCCCCCACAGTTGAAGTGGCCAGTAACGCATACAAACCGGCGTGGGACATGGTGCAAAGCGACGGCGAGCTAGACGCTCTGCTGCACGTCCAGGCCCATGTGAAGACGATCACGCACCGCGAGAGCCGTGCGACGCTCAAGGTGCTGGCGGCGGATCAGAACACGGTCGGCGGCAAAAAGTCGGTTGGAACTCTGGTCGACGAGCTTCACCTGTTCGGCAAGATGTCGAGCGCCGAGAATATGTTCCGGGAGGCGCTGGGTGGGCGTGCATCACGCCCTGAAGGCTTTGTCATCTGGCTCACGACGCAGTCTGACGAGCCACCGGCCGGCGTGTTCAAGCAGAAGTTGGAGTACGCGCGCAAGGTGCGCGACGGCGAGATCGTCGACCCGTCATTCGTGCCGATCATCTTCGAGCATCCGCCCGAGATGGTTGCGTCGGGTGAGTGCCTACTGCTGGAAAACATGGCGATGGTGAACCCGAACATTGGGTTCTCGGTAGATCAGGTCTTCCTCGAGCGCGAATTCAAGATCGCCGAGCAGGCCGGGCCCGAGTCGTTCCGCGGCTTCATGGCCAAGCATGCGAACGTCGAGATCGGCATGAATCTGCGGTCCGACCGCTGGGCCGGCGCGGACTTTTGGTCCCAGCAGGGCGTGCTCGAGCGCACGTTCACGCTGGCCGACCTGATCGAGCGCTCCGAAGTAGTCACGATGGGCGGCGACGGCGGCGGACTGGATGACTTGCTGGGTCAGTACGCGATCGGCCGCTGCAAGACGACTCGTCGCTGGCTCGGTTGGGCTCACGCTTGGGCGCACCCCTCCGTGCTGGAGCGGCGAAAAGAGATCGCTCCGCGGCTGCTGGACTTCGCTCGCGATGGCCACCTGACGCTCGTTGAGCGCATCGGTGAAGACATCGACCAATTCGCCGCGAACGTCGCCATGGTCTATGAGGCCGGCGTGCTCGATAAGCTCGGCCTGGATCCCCAAGGCATCGGCGCCATTCTCGATCAGCTCGAAATGAACGGCGTGCCGGCGGACAGGATTATCGGTATCACGCAAGGCTGGAAGCTGACCAGTCCAATCAAGACGGCTGAACGAAAGCTCGCCGAGGGTGTGTTGGTCCACAGCGGGCAGCCGCTCATGGCCTGGTGCGTCAGCAACGCCAAGATCGTACCGAGCGCAAACGCCGTGCTGATCACGAAACAAGCATCGGGCACAGGGAAGATCGACCCGCTCATGGCGATGTTGAACGCGGTCTATCTGATGTCTCTGAATCCCGAGCCGCAGAACACTAAATCATTCTGGGAATCCTGATGCAAAAACTGACCGCCATTCTGCCGGATGCGCTGATCATCGCCGGCGCCGCTGCGCTGTCGTTCGGTGCCTGGCTGCTCCATCCGGCGGCCGGATTCATTACCGCTGGCGTCCTTCTAGTGTCCGGCGGCGTTGTCGCTGGACGCAAAAAGGAAGCCAAGTAATGTCACTCTTCGTTCCCGCGCCTCGCCAGCGGAGTAATCAGGCGTTCAAGGAGTCCTTCTGGGGCGAGTTGATGGCTATGGCTGGCTCCCGCTCCGGAAAGGCTGTCACGTTGCAGTCATCTCTCGAAGTGACGGCTGTTCTCGGGTGCGTTCGCGTCCTGTCGGAAGATGTGGCCCAGGTGCCTTTCAAGCTCTTCCGCAAGCGCAAGGACGGCGGCAGCGACGAGGAGACGGACCATCCCTTGGCCGACCTGCTGGATGTCGGCCCCAACGACTGGCAGACAGGCTTCGACTTCGTCGAGAATCTCGTAATTCAGGCGGCGCTCGGCGGTAACTTCTACGGCTTCAAGAACAAGGTTCGCAGCAACATCAAGGAGATTCTGCCTTTTCCGCCGGGAGTCGTAACCGAAAAGTGGGATAACTTCGTGCCGACGTATGGGTGTATCGGAGCCGATGGAATGTATCGCGACCTGCCGGCCGACATGGTGTGGCACTTCCGCGGCCCATCGATCGATACCAAGACCGGCATGGCGGCAATTCGGCTAGCAAGGGAGGCGATTGGACTGGCGCTAGCGACAGAGGAGGCCCACGCAAAATTGCACGCCAACGGCGCGCAGGCAAGTGGAATGTACTCAGTCGAAAAGACGCTCGACAGCACTCAATATGAGGCGCTGAGCGCATGGGTCGCGAAACAAATCTCTGGCGAAAATCGCTCCAAGCCACTGATCCTTGATAGTGGCGCTAAATTCACCCCGATCTCACTTAGCGGCGTCGATGCGGAGCACCTCGCAACCCGTCGGCATCAAGTGGAAGAAATCTGTCGGGCGCTTCGCGTAATGCCGATCATGATCGGCCAGGCAGACAAAGCAGCGACGTATGCATCGGCCGAACAGATGTTCCTGGCGCACGTTAAGTTCACGCTGCAGCCGTGGTTCCGTCGTATCGAGAAGTCGGTCGACAAGTTCCTTCTCACGAAGGAGGATCGCCAGCGCGGGATCTACTCGAAGTTCCTGCCCAATGCGCTGATGCGCGGCGCAGCAAAGGACCGCGCCGACTACTATTTCCGCATGTGGCAGATGGGGGCGATGAATCCGAACGAGATCCGAGCCTACGAAGAGCAGAATCCGTATGAAGGCGGAGACGTTTACCGAGTGCCGTTAAATATGGGTGACCCGAACTCGAATGCAGACTCGACAGGTAATGGGTAAAATGGACGGGCCAAGCAAGTGCGCTAACACTAGCAAGGCCCTAACCAAATCCATGACTATCGCGGAGTCAAAGCTATGGCTGACGCCATTCTATCAGGCGCCGAGGAGCGCCCTGCCGTTCTCAATCGGAAGGATGCCGCTGCCCTCGGCCTAAAGCACTTCTATACCGGCGCCCCCTGCAAGTACGGGCATCATGAGCTCAGGTTTGTAAGTAGCTCAGAATGCGTGGTCTGTTGCCGTGATAGGCAATCCGATAAGCGTCACGGCATCCCGAGGCCACCGCGCGTCCTGCTTACGGAAGAAGAGAAGAAGCGCAGGAAGGCTGAGTCCGATAAGCGGTATCGGGAAGAGCATAAGCCAACCCCGGAGCAACTAGCTAAGCGCGCGGAAAAGAACCGGCGATGGCGCGAGCGTAATCCTGAGCGAGCTCGAGAGCTATCACGCAAGTACTACATGCAGGACCCCGGGAAGTATCGAGCGTTGGCCAAAGCTGATCGCCTTAGAAACCCGGAGAAATTTCACGAGCGCTTCAAGAATTGGGCGTCGAAGAATAAGGCGCACCTCAAGGAGTATCGCGCTGCCAGGTATCAAGCGAACAAGGCAGAGGATCTAGCCAACAGCAAGATTTGGAAGGCGGCAAATGTAGAGCGCATCAAAGAATGGATGCGCCGGTATCGCGCAGAAAATCCTCAGTTCGCCGTTATCCATCAGCAGAACAGGCGCGCGAGAAAATTGCGGAACGGGGGCAAACTGTCAAAAGGCCTGGCTCAAAAGCTTTTAGTGCTGCAGCGGCATAAATGCGCATGCTGCCGCGCGAACCTTCGATTGGTTGGGTATCAACTCGATCACATAGAGCCTCTTGCCCTCGGCGGCAGGAACGATGATCAAAATATGCAGTTGCTGTGTCCGCCCTGTAACCGATCGAAGCACGCAAAGCCACCCCACGAATTCATGCAGTCGCGCGGCTATTTACTGTAGAGCCGCCATCCGACATCAAGCCAGCCTAGCCGCTGGCTTTTTTTACGCCCTCAAAAGGGAAGCCCATGCCCCAACCGAATATGCAGCCCAAGGCTGCAGGACGAGTGCTGTCCGCTGAAAACGAACGCCTGCTTCGCGAAGCGCGCGACAACCTCGATGCTGTGCTTTCGCAGCTCGCCCAGGAGGATCCGCAGGACGCCAGCTCGTTCCGGCACCGCAACCGGATGGCGCTGAAGCCCGGGCATGTGCGTATCAACGCCGATGCCGGCGACAGCGAGGCCGAGATCCTGATCTACGGCGACATCGGCGGCGGCTGGTGGGATGAAGGTATTACCGGCGAATCGATCACGAGCCAGATCGCAGGCCTGGACGTCGACACCATCAATGTGCGCATCAACAGTGGTGGTGGGCTCGTTTTTGAAGGCTTGGCGATCTACCAGGCGCTGGCTCGTCACACGTCTCACATCGTTGTCCACATCGACAGCATCGCCGCCTCGATCGCCAGCGTGATCGCAATGGCCGGCGATGAGATCCGGATCAGCGAAGGCGCCAACCTGATGATCCACAAGCCATGGTCAGGAATGTGGGGCGACGCCGATGCCTTTCGCAAGGAGGCCGATGTCCTCGACCAGCTGCAGGCAGGCCTGATCAACATCTACGAAGCCCGGACCGGCGCCAAGCGCGCCGACCTCGAATCTTGGGTGAACGCCGAGACCTGGTTCCTCGGGCAAGCGGCGGTCGACGCCGGCTTCGCTGACACGATGGTCCCGGCCAAGAAGAAGAAAGCCGCCGCCTCGGCGATGCTGAACCACTTCAAAAACACCCCAAGCAATCTGCTGGCCTCGGCCGGCGGTCCTGAAATTCGCGAGTTCGAAGCCTTCCTCCGCGATGGAGAAGGGCTCTCGAACGCGCAAGCAAAGCGCATCGCAGCCGCTGCGATGTCGCGGGTGAATCGCGACGATTCGCCCGAACCGCCAGTAAAGCCCCTCCGTGATGGTGGGGACCCTGCGGATGAGCAGAACGCAGCCGCGCGCCGGCTTGCGCAAGGCATCAAACAACTTACCTCCACCATCAAGGAATGACCATGGCAGACAAAGACGCCGTTCAAGAAGTAATGGAAGCGTTCACCGAGTTCAAACAGACGAACGATGCGAACCTGAAGAAGCAAAGCGCCGAGCTGAACGAAAAGCTCGACAAGATCAACAAGGTCTTCGACAAACACGAAGAAGGCAACCAGAAGTTGGTGCTGATCGAGCAGCAAAACAAGGCCATGCAGGAGCAACTGGATTCGATCGAGAAGATCGCCAACCGCGCGGGTCTGGGCGGCGCCTCCGACCCGCAGGCGAAAGCTGCGCAAGAATACATGGACGCGTTCAACCGCGTGATGCGCAAATCGGCCGGCGACCGCGATCCGGCGGACATGCAGATGGTCCGCGAGCGCTCTGCGGCACTGGTCAAGGGCGACGATGCAAGTGCCGGCTACCTGCTGGCGCCGCCGGAGATGCAGAAGGAGATCATCAAGAACATCATCGAGATGACCCCGATCCGCGCGCTGGCAACCGTTCGCACGATCGGCTCCGACAGCCTGAAGATGCCGCGCAAGATCGGCAATGGCGCCGCTTCGCGCATCGGCGAGACGCAAAAGCGCACCAACACCGGCGACCCGGCCTATGGCGTGCTGCAGTTCTTCGCACCAGAGATGTTCGCGCGTATCGAGGTCTCGCAGCAGATGCTGGAAGACTCCGACTACGATCTGTTCGCCGAGCTGCGTGAAGATGCCGCCGACCAGTTCGCGGTGCGCGAAGGCGTCGAGTCGATCAGCGGCACCGGTGGCTCGGCCCAGATGGAAGGTATCTTGGTCAATCCCGATATCGGCTTCAGCAAGAGCGGCGACGCCAACCTGCTGACCGCTGACGGCATGCTGACCCTCTACAGCGATCTGAAAACCGCCTATGCCCGCAGCGCGATCTTCGGCCTGAACCGCAACACGCTGGGCCAGGTGCGCAAGCTCAAGGACTCCACCAATCAGTATCTGTGGGCTCCCGGCATCGCCAACGGCATGCCGAACACCATCCTCGGTGCCGCTTACGCCGAAATGGCTGACCTGCCGAATGTCGCGGCGAACGCGTGCCCGGTCGTCTTCGCCGACTGGAAAAAGCTGTATGTGATCGCTGACCGAGTGAACGTCTCGCTGCAGGCCGACTACACCACCGGCGCCGATGATGGCCTGGTTGTGTTCCGCGCACGTCGTCGCGTGGGTGGCGGCGTGCGCCAGGCCGAAGCCGGCCGCAAGCTGAAGATCGCAGCCTAATCGCCAGCCAATCCCCGGCTACGTGCCGGGGAGCCTCGTAACCAATTCTCAAGGAATCGTCCATGCGCGACCTGAAATCCAATATCAAGCCGGTCCAGTCCCTGATCCCGGCCACCCGCACCGCGGCCGCGAACGGCGCCGGCGTCGACTTGGCTGGCTACAACGCTGCTTCCGTCGTGTTCTCGAACGGCGCCATCGGCGGTACCGCTTCGCCAACCTTCACCTTCGAAGTGCAGGAAAGCGATGACAACACCACCTTCACCGCTGCCGCGGACAAAGACCTGCGTGGTGTCGAGCCGGTAATCACCGCGGCGAACCTGGTCTCCCAGGTGAGCTACATCGGCTACAAACGCTACATCCGCGCCATCCTGAAAACGGTCGCCGGCACGACCCCGACCCTGGACTGCGCCGCTCACGTCATTCTCGGCAAACCGGCCAGCGCGCCGACCGCTTAAACATGAAGATCCGCATGCTGAGCACCACTCCCGGATCTGTCGATGGCATCCGGGTTGCTACCTACGAGGCAGGCGTCGAATACGACCTGACCGGTTCGATCGGCGAGCGTGACCTGGCGTCTGCCTTCCTCGGCGCAGATATGGCCGAAGCCGTAGGGGCGGGCGATGCTCCGAGCAACGCCGATGCCGATCCCGCCGGTGACGCAGACGAAGCTGCTCCGGCTCCAAAGCCTGGCCGCAAGCCCAAAGCGCAGTAACTCCATGAGCCCCGAAACCGTCGTCTGGCTCGCCAACGTGCGCGTCGAGGCCGCGGCTCCGGGCGCTCTTTTCGTCATCGTTCGCAGCAAAACTGCCTCGGTGGCGATTCCCCCTGAAGACATAGTCGGCAAGTCCGACGACGAGCTGCTGGCGTTTATCGCCGGCCGGCTCGCTGAACAATGAAAGGCCGCCATGGCAATCCAACCGACCGATATCGTGTTTCGCCTTTCTGGCGGCGCCAGTAATTCCAACCTGACTGCTTCGCTGGGCGGCGTAAAGTCTTCGACCGTTGTCCCCGTAACGGCGACCGGCCATTTCGACACCGTAACCGGAGCGGAGTCTACGGCAGGCGACGTCGAATACCGCTGCGTCTATTTGCATAACAACAGCTCTCAGACCCTGATCGGTGCCTATGTCGCGGTCCAGTCTGACACGCCGGAGGGATCCACCACGATTGCTGTGGGTGTCGGTACCAGCGCCGTGAATGGCACCGAGCAGACGGTAGCCGACGAGAACACCGCGCCGGCCGGCGTGACCTTCGGCGCTTCCGCGACGTTGGGCGACATTCCGGCCGTCTCAGCTCGCGCCGTCTGGATTCGGCGCATCACGGCGGCCGGCGCCGTCGCGGTCACCGGCACGCAGTACACCTTGCGCCCTGGCGGCGATACCGCGGCTTAATCAGGGGAAGATATGGCCAATAAGGGCGCACTAACCCTCGCGTCGACGTTCGCGCTGCCGGCCAACGCCAAGCCGTACGGTTCCGCGACGTACAGCAATAATCTGTACGTCGTCGATAACACCAGCGGGGCATCGCTGGTCTATCAGCTCGCCATCGATCCAAGTACCGGCGCCCCGTCCCAAATTCCAGGCAAGGCGCTGAGCCTGCCGGCCGGCAGTCTGTCCCGATGGGTGGCGGTTGCGCCGGACGGCAAAAACGTCTACGTGCTATCGACCGGCGGCTCAGGCGTCTTTATCTTCACGCGCGACCTGACAGATGGCTCGCTGACATTCTTCGGGAATCTGGCGAACACGAACAGCTACATGGCTGTGCCAAACGGCATTGCGATTTCGCCGGACAATAATCACGTCTACATTACTTGCCGCGACACTGGGCGCGTTCTTCAGCTGCTTCGCAATACCTCGACCGGTGCGCTTAGCTTTCTTGGAACGCCTTACGTCATAACGGCAGCAACCAGCCCCCAGAATTGCCAGGGCATCGCCATAACGGTGGACGGAACTGGTGTCTACGTATGCTCGACCAACGCCCTGTATTGCTTCACGCGCGACCCGGTCACCGGGCTTCTGTCACCCGCGCCTACGCCGTCCATTGCTACGTCGTCTAGCTTCCCTGACGCCGTGGCCATCACCGATGATGGCCTGTTTGTGTATGTAGCAGCGGACAGCGGTAACCAGTTTACCGATTGCTTCCCGCGCAGCTCCGATAATAGCCTCGGTACCAAGCTGACTCCCCCGGGCAACACGTCGGACAATAACGGCGGCCCCTGGGGGCTCGCGCTATCGAAAGATGCCGGCAACACCACCGTCTATGTCGCGATTAGCGACGTACAGAAGATCGCGCAGTACAACCGCAACACGACATCTGGAGCGCTGACGTTCAAGACGCCTGGCTCCGTCACCACATCGAATCGAGGCCTGGCATCGCCGCAGGGTGGCGGTGGCGGCGGTCCATACAGCGTTACGGTCAGCGGTGACAACAAATATTTATTTGCCACCGCGATGGGGACCGGCGCCGTCGACGTCTTCATGATCGACCAGGGCGTTGTCGCGACTACGCCGGTCTACCAGGATTACATCGGCACGTTCGACGTCCTGGCACCGGTCTACCGCGATTTCACCGGCACCTTTGATGTACGTGCGAGCGTGTTCCGCGACTACGTCGGGACATTCGACGTGCTGGCCAAGGTCTCGCGCGACTTCGTCGGCACCTTCGACGTGCGGCAGCAGGTCTTCCGTGACTTTGTCGGGACGTTCGACGTCGCGGGTGTGGCGGGCCCCATCGATGTATCAAAAATATCCCCGGCGCGCATCGTCGTCTTCGAAGGCAGCGGAAGCCGGGTTGTCGTGTTTGAGGGCAGCGGCCCGAGAGTGAGGTTTGATCAGATGAGTGCAATAGAGCCCACCAAAGTCGGCGACAAGTGGATCTGCAACCGCGACCCGGACGAGGAAAGCCACTACGCAGCTGACATCACCCAGGAACTAGCCGATCGGAACACGACCGCGCTCAGCGTGGTGCTGGTGCTCGTTGGCGTGGCGCAAATCGAGGAGCCGACCATTCAGGTGGCCACAATTGCCGGTGTCCAGAAGACCTATGTGGTCGCGTTCCTCGGTGGCGTTCAAGGCGATCCGCCAGCAGACTGGAAATGGGTCGCCCGGGTGCGTTGCGCCAACGGCGAGCGGTTCGACAAAACCACCTGGTTCAACAAGGTGGACCCCTGATGATCAACATCGCCGATCTCCCAGCGGTGCGCGACCAGTTCGAGCGCGCAGCAGCAGCTTCGAAAGAGCAGTGCGCAGCACCAACTGCTGATGTGGCTGATGCCTGCGCGCCGCCGGGGTACAGCGTAGCCGATCTGCCCGCGGTGAAGGCTCAGCTTTTGCGCGAGCCGGTGCCCGCCGTCGAATACGCTCGAGCGCCCGATGGGCCAGGTTACCAGGTCGCGAACGGCCGGCCACCGGCAATGCAAAGGAACTCCAGATGAGCATACGACTGATCACACCTCCAGCAGCACCGGCGGTGTCGATGGAAGCTGCGCGGCGTTCGGCGCGTGTCGATGTCGATGAGAATGGCGTTTCGGCCCTGGACGACGACATTGCACGCGAGGCACGGACATATACCCGTGACGCGGAGCACAAGACGGCGCGGGCGTTCATTGAGCAGACCTGGGAGGTCGCGCTGGATGCATTCCCGGGCGCGATCCAGTTGCCCAAGTCGCCGGTTATCGGCGTCGAGCACGTCAAGTTCTACGACCCGAGCGGCGTCCTGCAAACCCTCGACCCGCAAGACTATCTCGTCGATGACAAGAGCGAGCCCGGGTACATCGTGCCAGCGCCGGGCAAGGCCTGGCCAGCGACCGCAGCGCGCATCAATGCCGTCGAAGTGCAGTTCACCTGCGGTTACGGACCTACCGATGCGGATGTGCCGGATGAGGCCAAGAGCTACATTCTGGCGCGCTTGAACCAGTACTTCGCGCCGGTGGCGAACGCAAAAGAGGCGAACTTCGAGCGCCTCTTGGATGGGTTGATGGTGTACTTGTGATGAACCACAGAGTCACGTTGCTACGTCGGGAGCCGAGTAAGGACGCCGCGGGCCAGCCCACAGAAAGCTGGTCAGGGGTTGCCACCGTCTGGGCTAACGTTCTATTCGAAACCGGCGCTCAAGTGCTGCGCGCGAACCTCCTGGTGAACGTAAGGCGGGCCTCGATACGGATCCGTGCGCGAGCCGACGTCGACAGCACGATGCGCGTGCAATACCTCGGCGAGGAGTACGAGATAAAAGGGCCGCCACTACCGGACTCCAATGATCGTCAGTTCATGTTTCTGGTCTGCGAGAGCGTGAAATGATCGAGTTCGACACTTCCCGCTTTGAAACCGAATTCGCGACCGCATTGTCCAGGCTCGATGATGCGGTGGGCGAGGACGTACTGCGGGTAACCGGTTTTGCCGGCGCCGAGATCTTCCGCGAGGAGGCAAAGCGTAACGCCGCCAGGCACGCGAAGACTTGGACGATCCACGACAACATCATTGTCAAGCGCCTGACAGAGGACTCGGACGGGAAGATCCGGCAGGTCTACCTTGTAACGGTCCGGGAGGGTGGATACGGTGGCGATGATGCCTTCTATTGGAAGTGGGTGGAGAAGGGCCACAAGTTTGTCCCAGAGAACACCAACTACGGCAAGCGAGGCCGAAAGGTCGGGTGGAAATCCCATCGCGCCGCTGCTCTACTGGAGTATGGCGACGCCACCGTACCGGCTTACCCGTTCATGCGCCCAGCCTATGAGAGCAAAAAACAGGAGGCTGTAGACGTCATGACACAAAGGCTGATCCAACTCTTACTGGCGAATGCATCCCAATGACGATCGAAGCTCAAGTCTATGAAGTGCTGAAAAGCCTCGCCGGCGGGCGCATCTACCCTGACGTCGCACCCGAAGGAGAGCCTGTCCCGTACATCACATATCAAGCCGTCGGCGGCGAGCCGATCAACTTCCTGAGCGGCGAGGCGCCAGGTAAGACCAACACGCGCATGCAACTCAACGTGTGGGCCGCTACCCGCCTCGTGGCGTCGGAGATCGGTGCCCAAGTCGAAGATGCGGTCCGCGCTGCAGTCGACCTCCAGCCCGAGGTTCTTACCGGCCGCGTTGCCACTTACGACGAAACAACTCAGTACCGCGGGACCATGCAGGACTTCAGCCTCTGGCTGTAGCGTTGCGCATCACCTAAACCGAGCCGCGCCGAGAAATACGGGCGGCTTTTTTCATGCCCGGGCTCCGGGCTTTTTACTTGAAAGGCCCATATCAATGGCAATTTCTGTCCCTAACGGCGCCGCCTTCGCGGTTGCTTCGGCATACGCTGCGGCTATTTCGGTCTCGGCTGCGACCAACGCCTCGGAGTGCGTGCTGACCACTGCTGCCAATACCTACGCGGTCGGCGACTTCCTGGAGTTCACCAGCACCTGGTCGCGCGCCAATGGCCGCGTCTTCCGCGTGAAGACCGCCACCGGTACGACTGTGACCCTGGAGGGCTTCGACACCACGTCCACCAAAATCTTCCCAGCCGGCGCCGGCACGGGCTCGGTGCGCAAGATCTCGACCTGGGTGCCGATCCCGTTCATGAAGGCGTTCGAAGTCTCCGGCGGGGATCCGAAGTACAACACCGAAGAGTTCCTCGACTACCCGGATGAGATCCAAGTGCCGAACGGCTTCTCGGCGACGTCGGTCACGATGACCATCGCAGACGACCAGACCTTGCCGCACCACGCTGTGCTGCAGTCGGCCACCGATAACCAGACCCAAACCGCCGTCCGCGCAGTTCTGCCAACCGGCGCGACGCTGCTTTACTCGGGCCTGATGGGCTTTAATCCCACCCCATCGATGGGCAAGGGTAACGCCATGGTCGTGAAGTGCGGCATGGCGCTTCAGGGCCGCCCGGTCCGTTACGCCTCGTAAGTGTGTTGCCAGGTCGGCGCCTAACAGGCGCGGTGCCGGCCTTTTCCAGCCTGCGGGGTCGCCCCTCGCAGGTCTTTTTATTCCGATTCCGAAAGAGAATAACCATGGCACAGAAAATCAAGCTGGGCGCCCGCCCGAAATCGTTCGCTCGTACCATCACCTTCGCGATGGTGGAGGGCGGCGAGGGCAGCATGGAGCTGACGTACAAATACCGCAGCCGCAAGGAGCTCGCCAAGCTGACCGACGAGGTGCAAGCCGCCGCCCAGGCGCAGCACGAAGCCGATATCGCTTCGATCAAGTCGAAGGCCGACAAAGGCGAGTCGATCGAGCCGCTGAAGCAGGTCGACATGCTGGATCGCGACGTCTCCCTGCAGGTGGACTACCTGATGCAGGTCGTCGAAGGTTGGAACCTGGACGAGAAGTTCGATCGCGCCGCGGTCGAGCAGCTGGCCGACGAAGTGCCGGCCGCCATCTCGGCCGCAATCGAGACCTATCGCAAGGCCATCAACGAAGGCCGCCTGGGAAACTCGTAAGCGCCTCTCGGGCCATGTACACGCCGGCGCCGAGCGAGCATGAGATCGCGGCGGCCGGCATGTTGCCCGAGGATATGGAGTGCGAAGCGGTCGAGCTATGGCCCGAGAACGAGCGGGCCTACTTCCTCTTCCTCGACTTACAGACGCAATGGCGAGTAGGGATGGGCGGCGCGACCGGCTTAGACTACCTGGTGCTGTTCGCCAAGCTCGACCGCATGAAGCTGTCGGACGAAGAGGCGGACGAGCTCGAGCAGGATATTCGGGCTATGGAGCACGAAGCCCTGCGGGTGATGGCTGAGAAGGAGTGATGGAGAGATGAGTGCAACTTCGTTGTCCGCTGGGTCGGAAGAAAACCTACGCCGCGCTCGAGTTAAGGCAAAGTGGTCAATGCGGCACTACCGCAGAGAATACGGCAGCTACACCAAGAATGATTTGATCCACTCAGTCCGGATGGCCGGCTGGCTGTTCGAGCGCATCCGCGTCGAAGGCCCAGCGCTCTCGCTTCAGCACTTGGAATGCATGCAGGACCACTTACTTTTGAAGCTTGCGGTGGTCGAGCTTGCACTCACAGAGATTGTTAGCTGTCCCGCTCCAACTGATAGATGTAGTACGTAATCTCGCCCAGGACCGTGTGTATCCCTGAGCGCCACTTCTGGCTTGATGGATTAGTATCGGTGCGCAGCATGAACCTCGCCGAAGCTTCGCGCATCGCAGGGTCGAAAAAAGCCGATTCGTAGATCGTTTGCGGGGCTCGATCATCGTTGATCTTTCCGCGCTTCGCCGCAGCCTTGATGTCCGCTTTAAGATCGACCGTCCTCGCGCGGAGATTGTCTTCCATCCAGGGCGCCAACTTTGGCCCGTTGCCGGCATCGTGAAGCATCTCATTGATGCGGGTTTCAAAGGCTTGTAAGGCTGTGAGGACGCGCTTAGCCTCTTCGGAATCGAAGTCCATAACGGCTTTCAGCGGTACCACTGTTCCTGCATATGTTTAACGACGTCTGCAGGAAGGTTGAAGGAGTAAAAGTTGTTTCCGGTGGCGTCAATAACGATGAGCTTATCGTTAGCGGTCATAGATGACCAAACGTGCTTGGCCGCTTGCTCCGCATTCAAAACGCTCTTGACGTAAAACATCGAGTACTCAAGCTTAGCCCAACTCCCGAGTGACTTAACTGCTTCGGTGACTTTCGCGTAGTCCCTGTCCGGAGCAATCAGGTCATACGAAACGAAAAGATTGTTTGCCACAGCTTGCCTCCGTAAAATTGTCATTTGGAAATGATAATTTAGCATAAAGACATTTCTTTTTGGTAAACATAAAAGGGGTGGTTAAGTCGACCACCCCTTTTGCGTTCTATGGTTGGGTCGGGCCCGGTCCGGCGCGGCATGGGTAGAAAGCGAGAGCTCTCTTCGGAGGGCTTTTCGTGTTCACTGTTTGCACTGCGGTAATATATTCGCTCTTTCACCCTAGGAGGGAGCGATGAAACGCCTGTTATGGATCGGTTTGGCCTTCGTGTCGTGCGGAGTTATGGCGCAAGGGAATCCCTGCAAGGAGCCAGAGTACCTCTTCATCAAGAGTGCTAGTAAAGCAGAGATGCGAGATGAGTATTGCTCGTTGACCCGGCACGCACAAAGCAATGACAAGTCCCATCAAATTACACAGGACTCGATCGCGAGGAAGCGGGGGAAGCATCTAGATACCTCGAATGAACGCGAGGTAAGCATGAGCGAACTGAAAGCGGCAACCTCTTGCAAGGTGGCTGCGGGAGCAATCGCAGACGCGTTATCGCGGCGCTTCAAGAGCAAGCCACCACCGTGTAACTAAAACAGAATTCGATAAGCCAGCCTAGAGCTGGCTTTTTGTTGGGCGCCTTCGGGTGCCCTTTTTTTTGGACGGATGAATGAGCGAGATCACCAATACCGCAACGATTCGAGTCGTCGCTGACGCCAGCGGAGTTGAGGCTGGCTTGCGGCCGGCTGTCGATGCTGCCCAGCGCGCGGGACAGGCCGTGGCGCAGGTCGGCGCTGGCGCGACGGCGTCGGCTCGGAATGTCGAAAGCGCACAACGCAGCATCATCGGCTCGATTCAGCGCACTACGGCGGCAATGGAGTCAGGTGGTCGCCAGAGCGCAGCCTATTACGAAGTGATGGCGCGCCAGCGTGGGGTCGACCCTGCAGCACTCCGCCCGTACTTGGACCAGCTGCGCGCCGTCGAACAGGCTCAGGCTCGCACGGCGGTTTCGGCTGGAGCGTCGGCAGGGCAGATTGCCGCTGCCATGCGTCAGGTTCCAGCCCAGGTAACGGATATAGTCACCTCGCTGCAAGGCGGTCAAGCCCCACTCACGGTGTTCCTGCAGCAGGGGGGGCAGCTGCGCGATAGCTTCGGCAGCGCAGGTACTGCCGCGCGCGCACTTGGCGGGTATGTTCTTGGGCTTATCAATCCCTATACTGTTGCCGCGGCAGCCGCCGGCGTCCTTGCGCTGGCTTACAAGTCAGGCGCCGACGAGTCGGCACGCTTCGAGCGCTCCATCATCTTGAGTGGCAATGCGGCAGGCGTGACATCGGGGCGCCTCACAGACATGGCGCGGACCGTTGCCGCCATTTCCGGCTCCCGCGACGCCGCTGACGCGGTGGCTGCGCTGGTGGAGACTGCCCAGGTACCGGCCGACAGCCTACAGAAGTTCGCCATCGTGGCGATCGGCGCGCAGCAGATCCTCGGACGCGCCGTCGAGGACACCGTCGGCGAGTTCGAAAAGCTCGGCAAGTCGCCACTGCAGGCCCTGAACGCGATCGACGAGAAGTACCACTTCATTGACGCTAGCACCCTCCGGGTGGTGAAGGCGCTGCAGGACCAGGGCGAGATGACGCGTGCTGCAGATGTGGCGCAACAGGCTTACGCGAACGGCGTTCAAGAGCAGAAGGATAAGGTTCTTGCCACGCTCAACAGCTGGGAAAAGGCTTGGCTGGGCCTGAAGATGTACGCGTCGGATGCAGCAAATGCCGCGATCAATTTTGCGGGAGGTCGCGAGAAATCGAGTTCCGACAAGATCGATGATCTTCTCGACGAGCGAAAAGCGCTTGAAGCAAATCTAGATCGCGCGAAGAAGCGTAACCTCGCCGCCGACGTGGCCTCCTATCAGGCTGAGCTGGACGCCAACGAGCGTTCGATCAACGCCCTCCGCAATAAGACTGCAGCCCAGAACGACCAGGCCAAGGCAGCAGCCGCAGCGCAGAAGGTCGACGACGCGCAGAAGGAGTGGGACAAACAGTCAGACAAGTTCCTAAATCGCGAGGCACAACAGCGCCGCGACATCGCGGCTGCAATTCAGCTTGGCAAAGAAGCACACCTTGACTCGGCAGTCGTGGAAAAGCGAGTCGCGGATATCCGCAAATCCTATTCGGACCTGTACAACGCCGGCATCGATTCGAACATCGCTGCTCTCAAGCGGCGCGACCAAGTTGAAGACGTGCTCGCGCAGCGCCGGATTGCTCGAATTGCGACTCAGCGAAACATTGGCGATATCAGCGAAGAGCAGTCGATCAACGACACCGCGAAGGAAGAGCTCGCGAAGATTGATCGCGAAATCCGGTCCAAGCAGGCGGAGCTGGACCAAGTCAAGAAGAAATTTAACTCCGGCAAGGACCAGGCTGACAAAGAGGGTGAAATTCAGGCGCTCCGAGGGCAGCGCTCGAACCGCGAAGAGAAGCAAACAAACGACCTTATCGAGCTTCAAGATCGCCGCCGCCAAAGTTCTGAGGCGCTTTACAAGACTGGTATCGTCGGCGCCACGGCGGAACTAAATAGCATCATTGCTCAAACCGAGGCTCAGTTCGAGGCAAACCAAGCGATTGGCTTGAGCACGAAGCAGGTCGCTGAGTTGCAGGCGGCCCGGATGTACAACGTAGCCGCGCGGAAGGAAGAGACTGCAGCCGATCTTGAGGCGGTGGAGCCCGGCAATAAGCTGGCGAAAATCTACCGCGATCAGGCGCAGCAAATGCGTGATCTCGCTGATGCCAAGGTTCGTGGGGCGGCAAAGCAAGAGCTTTACGACAAACCTCTGCAAGACCTGAACGCGATGGTCGACATTCTTGGCGCCCTCGATGAGGCTGCGCAGTCGGCAGCGCAAGGCATGGCCAGCGCATTCGGTAGCGTTGGTTCTGCTATCGGTGGCATGACCACGGCGCTAACCGGTTACGAGCGCACTCAAGCAGCAATCGCTGCGCAGCTGGCGGGCTCCATCAAGGATGCGCATGGCGACCCCGCCAAGATCCAGCGTGCAAACCAGATGGCGGCCGAGGCTTCCGCTCAAGCTCAGATCAAGAGCTACGGCGACATGGCCAGCGCAGCTAAGGGCTTCTTCGATAAAAACTCGAAGGGCTACCAAGTTCTGCAAGGTGTCGAGAAGGCCTATCGGGCTGCTGAGATGGTGATGGCCATCGAGTCGATGACGAAGAAGATCTTCTTCAAAGAGACCGAGGTGGCAGCGAATGCTGCGTTGAATGCGGCGAAGCTGTCCGGCGAGGCTACGGCTTCCGCCGCATCAACTGGCCTGGCTGCGACTGAGGCGAGCGCTTGGGGTGTGACCGCGGTAGTGAAGGCGATCGCCTCAATGCCATTCCCGCTGAACCTGGCTGCGGGTGCTGCTACCCTTGCTGCCGTCGTTGGCATCGGCGCCAAGATAATGGGCAGTGTTGGCGGCGCCGGCGTCGGCATGTCAGAGGATCGCCAGAAGAAGCAGGGTACCGGGTCGGTGCTGGGCGACGGCGACGCGAAGTCAGAGTCGATCAAGAACGCGCTCGATGCGGTCGAGAAGAATACCTACCAGGGCCTTTCGATCAACTACAACATGCTGGCCTCCCTGCGCAGCATCGATACGAATATCGGCAGCTTCGCGAGCCAGCTGGTACGGTCGACCGACGTCACCGGGAAGTATGCGGCGACAACAAACTCGTTCGGCGGCGGCTTCCTCGGCAACGTGATGAGCAGCATCTTCGGCGGGAAGACCTCGGTGGCAGACACCGGCTTCACGCTGAGTCCAACGTCGTTGGCTGATGCGCTAGCTAAGGGCGTGAGCGGTATGCAGTACGCCGACATGCACAAGTCAGGTGGTTGGTTCAGTAGCGGTAAAGATTGGACGGACTCGAAGTCGCTTGGCGCTGCGGCAAACACTCAGTTCGCTGCCGTCATTAAGTCCCTGGCGGGTAGCGTCAAGACTGCTGGTGAGCTGCTTGGACTTTCGGGCGACGACTTCGCCAACAAGCTGAATAGCTTCGTAATCGACATCGGCAAGGTCAGCCTGAAGGATTTGAAGGGCGACGATCTGCAAAAAGCAGTGGAGTCGATCTTCTCGAAGCTCGGCGACGACTTGGCGCAGTTTGCCGTAGGCGGCCTGCAGGATTTGCAGCAGGTCGGCGAGGGTTACCTCGAGACCCTGGCCCGCATTGGGTCCGAATACCAGACGATCGACATTGTGTTCCAGTCGTTTGGCAAGACATTCGGCGAGGTCGGCGTAGCTTCTGCTGGCGCGCGCGACCGCCTGGTGCAGCTGGCCGGTGGGCTGGATAAGTTTACCAGTCAGGGCGAGTACTTCCTGACCAATTTCTTCAGCGAACAGGAGCAGGCCGCAGCGCTGAAGTCTCGCATCGACCCAACGCTGGCACAGTATGGCCTATCGTCCTCGGGTGAGAACGCGATAAAGGTGTTCCAAGATTTTGTCGTCTGCCTGGACACCACGACTGAGGCAGGTGCAAAAGCCTACACCGAATTGATGTCGATCGCACCGGCATTTAAAACGGTTGTCGATGCGCAGCGGGGAGCCACCAGGGACCTGCTGGACATCCAAGCGCAGACCTACAAGCTGCTAAACGACAAGGTGGGCGAAGCGACGGTGCTGGAGAGGCAGCATGCTCTTGCCTTGGCTGACCTGAGCCCTGCAATGAGGGCCGCAACCCAGAAACTTTGGGATCTGCAAGCCGCGGCAGATGCAATCGATAAGGTCAAGAGCGATGGCTCTGCCCTGCTTAACAACGTCGACAATGCCTACTCAGTGCTGCAGGGGATAGTCGGTCGCGAGAAGGATCTGCTGCAGAAGCGCATCGACAAGGAGACTGAGGCGGTCAACCGGCTGAAGGGGCTCACGGATTCGATCGCCAGCACCCTGGATAGCTTCAAAGTGCCGGGAACTGAGCTATCTCGACGTCAAGCGGCTCAGGCAGAAATTCGCGCCAACCTAGCCATAACGAAGGCCGGTGGTTCGCTTTCCGATGATCAGGTGGCGTCGCTGAAAAAAGCCCTTAGCGTAGTGACGGAGGACGTGTCGAGCCAGTTCAGGTCATACCAGGATTACTTGCGCGACCTGTACCAGACCAAGAACGACATTGCTGCACTCGGGTCCGTCACTGGCGACCAGCTGGATACGCAGCAAGCGCAGCTCGACTTGGACAAAAAGCAGGTCGAGCAGTACGACCTGATGCTGACCAAGGCCCAAGAGCAGGTCAATGTGCTCAAGGGAATCAGCACGACAGGGCTAAATATCGAGCAAGCGCTCAAAGGGGTGGGGACTGCGATCCTTGCGGCTAAAGGAAATTCGTCTGTCGCTGGTGTGTCAGCTATTGCGGCGACGTATCAGTCTGCACTTGGTCGTGCTCCTGACGCTGCCGGGCTGGACTACTGGCAGAACATTGCGGCAGGTGGCACGCCGCTGTCGACCATCACTGACGCGATCTCCAATTCGGCAGAGGCACAGGTACAAAAGCTGTACCACGATCTGTTAGGGCGTACGGCAGACGCAGCTGGGCTCGATTACTGGCTGAAGTCTGGCGCTTCAATGGAAACGATCAAGTCCAGGTTCGTGGACTCGGATGAGTACAAGAAGCTGCACCCATTCGCCGTCGGCACGAACTTTGTGCCGGAGACGATGCCGGCGCTTGTCCACCAGGGTGAGCGAATCATCCCGGCAGCGGATAACCGGGCGCTGATGTCTGTTCGCGCGCGCGCGGGGTCTGGTGGCAATGAAGCTTTAGTTGCCGAGATTCGGGCGCTGCGTACTGAGGTTGCCGAGCTGAAAAGTGCGGCGAGCAGAACGGCCGACGCAACGGAAAAGACTGCCGGTAGTACCGGACAGCTTGCCGAGCAAGTCGATAACGTTACGGATGGTGGTAACGCAATGCGTGCCGATGTGTTTGGCATCGTGAGGACGAAGGAGGTTGCGTGACGACTAGTGCAAGGGTGATGGTTCCGGTTGATGTCACAGCCAACATGATCATGGCTGGGACATCGATCCCCGAACCTGACGTGGCGAACGGCGAAGTTGCATGGGTTTCCGGTGCCAGCTACTCAATCAACGACGAGCGTACATACAACGGCTCCGTGTGGGGATGTACTGCAACCCATTCGGGCCGTTCCACCGCGCCGGATATCGACAGCAACTACTGGTACCGGGTGGGGCCGACAAACCGCATGGCACCGTTCGACGACTACTCGAATACGAAGGTGGTTGCCACTGGCTCAATGACTTACGTGGTGAAGCCCGGGTTCTTCAACGGGGTGTCGGTCTACGGCGCTGAGGGCTCAAGCTACAACATCGCGGTTCGTGACGGCTCAAGTGGTCCAGTAATGCGCTCTTGGTCGGGTGACTTGTACAGCCAGGCGGCCGGGTTCTATGAGCTCCTCTTTTCGCCATTAACCAAGACTGACCAGATCTCGTTCGATGATGTTCCCCTATCCCCGGATGCTGAGGTGACGATCACCATCACCGCAGGGCCCGGGGGAAGAGTGGCGATCGGGACGATTAAGTTTGGTGATTGGCGCCAGTTCATCGGAGACGGAGTCTTCGGGGGAACGCAGTACGGCGCCGAATCCAACCGGAAGAGCCGGACGCTGAGGGAATACAACTTTGACGGCACTTACAAGATAACGCGCCGCGCGACGAGCCGCGATGTCAGTTGCAGCATCGTTATTAGTGCTGAACAAGCTATGAGCGCTGATGCCATCTTGGGCGAAATCATCGACACTGCGGTGCCATTCGAGGCCAGCGGCTTGCCGCAGTACGGATACCTGAACACCCTTGGATTTGTTACGGGAAGCATTCGCGCGGATAGCTCCGGTACGACTTCGATCAACTTGAAAGTGGAAGGCAATATCTGATGGAAATTTCACCTGTTCCACCATTCCCGGCTTTGTCGGATCGTGCGACCGGCACATACAACAGCAAGGCCTTCGCTTGGGCCTCGCACATGGCCGACACGTTCGTGCCCGAGGCCAATGCACTTACGGCAAACCTTAACTCCATCGCCGCTGGCGGAGCGTATGCGATTCCGTATCAATTTAGCTCAGCTAACCTCTCGAACACCACGGGCATGCTGTCCATGGATAACGCGGCGGCTCAAAGCTCTACCGCAAATATCTACATCAACAGGACGCTTGCAGCCGGCACTGCTGTCGGCACAGTTCTTGACACGTTTGACGATTCAACCAGTGTCGTTAAAGGGGTCATCCGAATTCAGAAGCAAGGCGACACAAGCAAATGGCTGATGTTTGCCATAACGGCTATGAGCGCTGCCGCGGCCTACAATCAACTCAACGTTTTATATGTTGGCGGCTCATCGGCGAATCCATTTACGCTCGGCGATGCCCTATTGCTGTACTTCCAGCGCAACGGCGACAAGGGCGACACTGGTCCAATGGCGGTTTATCCGTATGCGAAGTTCACCGAGCAACTTGCGTCGGGGACGGCTGGCGCGTCAACCGGTACGGGGACGGCAACCAGACCGCTCAACACTGTGGCGCAGAACTCAATCTCTGGCGCGTCGTTGGCTTCATCGACGATTACCCTCCCAGCAGGAACGTACGACTTCCGCGGGCGCGCTGGTGTAGCTGGCAATGCCAATTCGTACAACAAGTCGTACCTGCAGAACGTCACCGACAGCATCCAATTCATGGGGTCGGCCCGCTACGCAAACGTGGCGACGCAAGATAACTGCGACTCATTTTTCAGTGGTCGCTTCACGATCGCTGCAACGAAGACCTTTCAAATCCGTACTTTCGTCGGATCGGTCGCAACTACGTTCGGCGCGCCTGCCTCAGGCGGTGCTGTTGAAATCTACTCCGAAGTCGAATTCTGGAAGGTCGCCTAATGGACAGCCTCATCGAGCAGCCGGACGCGCCACAGGCCGTACGCTATGTTACCTACACCGAAGACGGCGCTCTCGACGGCTGCTACCTGCAAGCGCCGCCCGAGGAACACGCTAGCCGCCTGATCGTCGTAGATGAAGACTTGGCGCCGGCGTGGGTTGACTACTGTGCCAACGAGGCGCGCGACGGCATCGAGCTGATGCCGCCGGTGGCGCCGGCCGATCCTGCGCCGGTTGTGCCGTCTAAGGTCACGCGGCGACAAGCCCGCCAGGCGCTGTTGCTGGACGGTCGGCTCGACGCCGTTCCAGTGGCGATCGCCGCGCTCGATGACGGCACCCCGGGCGGCAACCAGAAAATGCGCATGGCTCAGATCGAGTGGGAAGACTCGCTCGAGTTCGAGCGCGCGCGCCCGCTGGTGATCGAGATCGCGGGCGCTATCGGCCTCGATGCCGCGGCGCTGGACCAATTGTTCATCACCGCTGCGGGGCTGTGATGCGCGGCGGCTACGTTACCGTCCGGCTCACCAGCCGTTGGCCTTACAACCCGCTTAGCCTTGCGATCGGCATCGCGGCAGGGTCCCGCCAGTTCAGCCACGCCATCACCATCATCGGCGACCGCGCCTACGAGGCCTCGATGGCGCACGGGTGTCGCGGTGGCAGCGTCGAGGAGCTGATGGAAGGCGTCGCGGTCTATCGAGACATGTCGGTTTGGGCTCCTGACATCGATGCCGCACGGGCGTTCGCGAAGGCCCAGGTAGGGAAGGGCTACGACTGGCCCGGTGCTGTCGGCATCCCGTTCACCTATTCGGAGGACTGGAGCGACGACAGCTGCTGGTGGTGTTCGGATCTTTCGTTTGCCATCGTCCTCGCCGGCGGCGTGCGCCTGTTCGACCCGGATGTGATGAAGCGCGCCCGGCCGATCGACCTTCACATGGCCGATTACCCAAAGGGGCCGCTCGTAGATGCGCGAAGGCCACCGCAGACACCTCCAGACCAGCCCGCCGCAGCGGGTTTTTTTACGCCCACACCGAAAGGGCCACAGTGAGCGATCAATCCCAAGCAGAAGCGCTGGCAACGGCGCGCATCAATATCGCCGAACTGAAAATCCAGGTGAGCAACCTCACCCAGGGCATGGTGAGTCTTCAGGAGAGCAACCAGCAACTGGCCGCCAAGGTCGACCAAGTGCTGCTTGCTCTTTCGGAGGCGCGTGGCGGGTGGCGGACGCTAATGATCGTCGGCGGCGCCGCATCGTCCGTGACCGCGGCGCTCGCCTGGGTCGTCCAGCACCTACCAAAGGCCTGACATGGTGACCATCAACCAACTCAAGCGCATTTTGCCGCTCGCCGGCATGCGCGCCGATACGTTCTGCCAACCCCTCAATCAAGCTATGGCGGAATTTGGCATCAATACCGCGGCCCGAGAGGCGGCATTCATCGCGCAGGTCGGGCACGAGTCGGGGCAGCTCCGCTATGTGCGCGAGCTGGCCTCGGGCGTCGCATACGAGGGCCGCGCTGACCTGGGCAACGTGGTCACCGGCGACGGTACGCGCTACAAGGGTCGCGGGCTCATTCAGATCACTGGCCGCGCCAACTACATGGCCTGTGGCGCAGCGCTCGGGCTCGACCTCATCAACCATCCAGAACTGCTCGAGCAGCCAGTCAACGCCTGCCGAAGCGCGGCGTGGTTCTGGAGGTCGCACGGATTGAGCGAGCTCGCGGACGCTGGCGACCAAGTCAAGATCACGCGCCGTATTAATGGTGGAACCAATGGGCTCGCCGAGCGGCTGGCTTTCTTCGAATTGGCAAGAAAGGAGTTGGCATGAAACGACGCATCCAAATCGCACTCGAATTCGCCGCGGCGCGGCTCAGCGAGCAGTCCACCTGGCAGGGTATCGGCTTCCTCGTCGGGCTGACGGGCGCCAAGCTCGGCGCCGGCATGGATTGGGGTATGGCTGCAGGCCTGGGCGGAATCGTATCGGCTGTGCTGAAGATGGTTTTCCCGGATCCAGTCAAATGAGCGTCACCTGCGCTTTCTTCCTTGGCGCCTGCATGGGCGGACTCGTCGCCGGAGTCGTCATCATCTATGCCATCGCGACCCTGATGCCTGAACACAGGTGGCTCAAATGATGGGGGCATTGCTGTTGCGCCTGGCGCCGTACAAGCTCGCGGCCGAGATCCTGATCTTTGGCGCGCTTGCCGTCGGCGCCGCGGTCTGGGCTCACCAGTTCCTCGAGCACGAACGCGACATCGGTCGGCAGGAGGTGCAGACCCGATGGGATCAGCAGAAGGCTGCCGACAAGCTTGCCGCTGAGCGACAGGAAAAGGACTGGCGCGAGAAGTACGACGTCGCAATCAACCTTGGATCCGAAAATGCCAAAGCACTTCGCACTGATGCTGCTGCCGCTCGCGCTGCTGCTGACGGCCTGCGTAGCACCACCGACAAGCTCGGCCAGTTCCTGGCCGGCGCCTCCGCCGAAACCGCCCGTAAGTACGCCACAGCCTACCAAGCCGTATTTGCAGACTGTGTCGGACGATATCGCTCGATGGGAGAAGCAGCTCAAGGACACGCTAATGACGCCGCAACCCTGAGCGCCGCATGGCCGCAGGGCGCTCCGAAGCCGCAACCGTAAGGACAACATGACCAAGCAACCAATCATCGACCCGAAGCTGATCGAGTTCGCTACAGTGCGCCAGGCTGAATACGTTGAGGCGTCGAATCGCCTTGGCAGCATGCGTGCCGCAGCACGCGAGTTGGGCGTCGCGAAAAATGCCGTGCAAGAGGCCGTCGCAAGATTGAAGGTATGCGCCGCTCAGCAGCACGGGTATGCCCCCGGCCACTTCGAAAGCGGTGTCGCGCCTGGATTCAACATGGGTAAGGTTACCGTGCAGCGCGGCCCAAGTGGCGAGGTCGAGCGCACGTGGGAACGTCAGAGCCCAGACCGTGAACGGCAGCAGGAGTTCATGCGCGCTGCAGCGGCTGCGATGGTGGAAGACCTGCCGCGCGCGAAAGCAATGAAGGCGCCGGTGGTGACCGATGCAAAGCTGGCCAGCGTCTATACGTTGACAGACGCCCATGTCGGGGCCATGTGCTGGCACCGCGAGAACCTCGATCCAAATGGGGACTGGGATCTGGCGATCGCCGAGCGCACGTTGACCGGCTGCTTCGAGCATATGGTGAGGGCCAGCCCGCCGGCACGCGTCGGCATCGTCGCGCAGCTCGGGGATTTCTTGCACAGCGATGGCATGGGCATGATTGAGGGCAGAACGCCCACTTCTGGGCACGTTTTGGACCAAGATGGGCGCTTCTCTAAAGTGGTCCAGACGGCGATCAGGATCTTGCGCCGCGTGGTCGGTTTCGCCCTCAATAAGCATGAGCGCGTCGTCGTCCTGATGGCTGAGGGTAATCACGACCTCGCGTCAAGCGTCTGGCTGCGCGCCATGTTCAAGGCACTGTATGAGAATGAGCCGCGGGTCGAGGTAATCGATTCAGAGCTGCCGTACTACGTCTACCAGCACGGCCAGACCATGCTGGCGTGGCATCACGGCCACCTGAAGAAGAACGACCAGCTGCCACTGCTGTTCGCCGCGCAGTTCCCGAAGGTCTGGGGCGGCACTACGCGCCGGTACGCGCATACGGGTCACCGCCATCACTTCGAAGAGAAGGAGCACTCGGGCATGTCCGTCGTCCAGCATTCCACGCTGGCAGCCCGGGATGCCTACGCGGCACGTGGCGGTTGGATGAGCGATCGGCAGTGCACGGCGATCACATACCATGCCGACTTCGGGCAGGTTTGCCGCAACACCGTCACGCCGGAAATGCTGCTGGCCGCGTAGGTCTTCGATCGTGCGGTAGGGCCATCACCCGCGCCGCCACGTCGGGCGGCACGCCGCTCATCGCTAACGTAACGGACGTAGCCTGCCACCCGACCAACGGGAGCAGTATCAGCGCCAGGTCGACCCGACTGGCGGTGATTAGGTCGGTTCGAGGGTCGCAACCCCGCACTACTTGCATGTCGCCTTAGCCTCCGCTGGATCTCGCCCAGCTTCGCGCGTCTGGAGGGTGCAACTGGTAATCTTCGGCCCCAGCTCCTCCCACCACGTGATATCCCCGGCGCCGTACGAGCACACCAGCCATTTCTGCCGACCAAGCTCGAAGCCGTGTAGCACCTCCCAGCCTCCCTTGACCTTGCGCCGGTCGCCCTGCAGCTCGCCGCGGCCGTTCAGCTCCCCCTCATACATGCCGGCGCCGCTTAGCTTAGCCTTCGCGATGAAGCCTACTCCCTTATGCTGGTACGGGACCTCGGAAATTCGCGTGTCCTGCCAAGGGTAGAACTTCGGGCATTCGATCACCTGGGCAGCCGCAACTGACGGCAGGGCGAGGAGCAGAAGCGCGGCCCTCATGACATCACCACATAGAACTGGTCAGCATTGTCACAGTCCGAGTAAGGGTTGCCCTGTTGGCGTGGTTTTTCGCCGCGCGCCCAGATGTCTCGTGCCATCACTAGATTCCTCGGATGGCGCCCTCTAAACTGATCCATGACGCTGATGCTCATCACTTTGCCGCTCACGCTGCGCGCGAAGTCGATGAACAGCGCAGCGTGATAGCCGTGCCGGTTCGGGAATTTCCCATTTACGAAATTGGCGATGACGGTTCCCGGATTCAAATAGCTCAGGTCGACCACGCGCGGGCCCGGATACCAGCGCATTGTCGGTCCAACCGAGGTGAGCGCCTGGACCAGTGCGACGCACTCGCCATCGCGATAGGGCGCATGACCCTCCAGCTCATCCACATTGCCCGCATAAATCGTCGCGCCCATATGTCCTCCGTCGTTGAGAGATCATGGTCACCTTGTTGGGTTTACAGCAACTTGGCGGGCGTCAACTGAGCGTGGTAGCCATCTCAAGCGGTGATGCTATACTGTTCATATATACAGTATTTCCGCGCATCACCATGACTCAAGCTTCCTCCTCCATAGAGCCTGAAGAACTGCACCCTTCGCTCTGGCGAGCATCCCAGCTCGCCCGCAATCACACGGCATGCGTCGATACCGGGCACCTGAGCCTGTCGCAGCAGTTGCCTGGCAGCGGATGGCCGAAAGGCATGCTGGTCGATTTGCTCCTCCAGCAGCCCGGAATAGGGGAAATTCGCCTGCTCGCTCCAGCGCTGGCTAAAGTGGCGGCACGTAAAGTTGGATGCTTCGCCGGCACCGCTGCGCCTAGGGTTGCGCCCGAAGGCGGGCGGCATCGAGATTGACGTCATCAAGCGCCGCGGGCCGCAGCGTGATGCGCCGCTGTTCCTGCCGATGCAAATTGGTCCTGCTAGAATATTTGGGTATCCGGATTAGCGTGTTGAAAGAAGTCTTTCACTCGCAAGGCCCAGCGTGTGGAAACGAGACAGACAGAGGTTGCACATAACAATGCGCTTCTCCTCCCCGTCACGGGTCACCTTGGCAAGAACAGGGCGATTGAGCGGCGACCTGTTATCGAACTCGGTGCCGCAGCTTTGGCATCGATTGTCGGCGAGGGGGAGGTAATACTCGAAGGCCTTCACGCTCACGTCGGTGTGCGAAATCAAAGTCCAGGTCTTGTCCTTGACCCGTTTGCCAAAAAGGACGCGAGCTCGCAAGACCTCGAAGCTGTACCCACGGCCGGCGCGGTTAATCTCCTTTGCCACCCGGTTCAGCGCCTCCGTGTAGGCGTTGGTGATGGGGTAGTCGAAGAAGGCCAGGATGCCCTCTCGCCAGTTCTTCATCGCCGTCAGCAGTACCTTGAAGTCGTGCTTCAGGTCGGCAGGGACCTTAGAGGCGTAGGCGTCGAATGCCGCGGCGGCCGCAGCCTTGGGCATCTCGTAGATGGCGTAGAAGTCCTCCTTCAGCTTGTACGCGGCAGCCAGCTCGGGCTCATTATCAAGCCACATGTCCCGGTTGAAGCGCTGCTTCTCGGTGAGGCCGGCGGACCTAAGGTTGAGGACGTGCTTCGACTGCAGCCAGTCGCGCCGCACGCCAGCCTTCTTCTCCTTCTGGAGCCGGATGCGGACCCGCTCCATGCAGTAGTTGGCCATCCGGACTACGTGGAACTTGTCGACGACCAGCGGCACGCCGGGAAGCATCAGGTGCGTCACCTCGCGGTATGGACGCCACATATCGGTTGCCACGCCCTTGACCATACTGCGGTCGCTGTACCTGGCCAGCCAGTTGATGACGGCTACCTTGCTCCGGTCGCGGAGCATGTCGATGGGCTGGCGGTTGCCGACGTCGGTGATTACGCAGCGCATTTCCCCGTCGATTTGAGTCTCGTCGATGCCGAGCCACTCGGGCAGCCGGGGGCGGTATTCGGCCTCCAGCTTGGCGATGAAGTCGCCGGCCAGCGTCCTGACGGTTTTGTCGTCGCACCCGACATCCTCCGCAATGCGTGTGAACGTATGGCTGAGGCAGCGGTAGGCGATAAAGGCAGAGCAGCGCTCGGTGATACGCCGGTCAGCCAGGATGCCGGCCAGAGGCTGGAGGAACGTTTCGCCGCACTCCCGGCATTTATACCGCTGGACCTTGGCAACCAGGCGGGTTGGCTCACCCCTGAGCGGACTGTCGATGTAGCTGACTGGCTTGGTGCCGTGGCGGTAGAGATTGCCGACGACACCACACTTCTGGCAAGAGTCAGGCTGAATTGTGTACTCGGCGTCAATCAGGTATTCGCCCGTCTCGCGGCGTGTGCCCGTCACCTTCCAGCCGGGAAGGTCGAGGATGTCCGTCATTCGTCGTTCCAACACTGGCAGGTGGGGTCGGGGCAGCCGCAGTGCGTACAGTAATTCCCGAACAACTCAAGCCGTTGCTCATCCGTCATTGCGGAAACGGCCGCAGCTATCCCCGACTTGTCGACCTCGAGGCGTCGTCGCTCGTCGGCCAGCATGTTGCAGACCTCCCAAAAGGCTTTCGCTGCTGGAGTGTAGCGCTCAGCATCAGCCGAAACGCAACCCCATCGGATGAGCGAGTCGACTTCATCCATGAGAACGAGGGCTTTGTTAGCCCAGTTGTTAGAGGAGTATTCAGTACCCATGTCCGCTCCTGTTCCACACGAAAATCCTGAGCTTCATTATTGCACAGAACTACCCTTTCCACACCTTATTCCGCATACCCGAATATTTCAGCCGCAGCGCGAAACCGTTCCGGCGTGGGCAAAAGCGCATAGGTCAGCAGTACAAACAGGCTCCCAAATCGTTTCCGCAACTTGATCGAGAGCCGTTGAAAAATAAGGGAAAAATCCCATCAAAATCAGCGACCCTGCGGAAGCGAAAGCTGCGTAAGCTGTTGAGTTGAAAGGCTTAAGTGCGTAGTCTTGAAAACTGCCGACGGTGTGAGCCGTTCGTGAGTTCGAATCTCACCGCTTCCGCCAGATTTCAATGATAAGCCCTTGTAACCCAAGGGCTTTTTCATTTCCAATGCATGCCAGAATGGGTGG